TTTAGATTTAATGCATTTGTATTGAATACCTTCTTTGTATTGTCTTTCCGCAACTCTTTTATGGCGGAGACATTGGGCCATACCTTCTGGCTGGATACGATGCTCCTTGATATCAGGGCCTACAAACATAAGTAATGCTACAATTTCTGCTACCATTAGTGACCGTTCCCGTTAGTGTATTTCATTTCTCTATTAGAGTCTTTTAATTTTTCAATATCAGATAACATTTTTTCAACTTGTTTTTCCATAAATTCTATTCTTAATTTATTAGATGTGTTCATCTCTTGGTTTTTAATTAATTTATCCACGGTTTTATAAATATCCTCAATCATCATGAATTGTTCAGAATCGGCGGGCAATGATCCCATTTCTCCTCGTGGCCATTTTATTCTAAACTCTGTGTTTTCTTCTAGATCTTTTTCCATAAGTTCTAGTCGCGTATCTGCTTTATTGATACGTTCAATAATTTGAAAATAGCCCATGGTCCCAATTGCAACAATTATAATCAAACTAGCAACCGTCTTCATCGGCATTTGTACTTGTTGCGATTCGTCGATTTTAAGAGCCATAGTTAGATGGTCCTCCAAAGATAGCTAGTAATATAATCAATATAATTAAAATTGCTGTAAAGTGATAATTCACTCCTACCTCCTATTGACATGATAGACATTCCTCTCCATCATTTTTTGGATTTTTACAAACACAATCATCACAAGGACATAAACCATAAACATCAGCATGTAACTCTTCATTACAATGACATTTACAATTACATTTCTTACATCTATTTTCTGTAGCCATATCCTGTTTTCTTGTTGCCCCATCTTTTATTCCAAGCATAGACATTCATTTTACTTCCAATGCTTTCCATCCAAGATAAAGGTTTATCTATTATTTTTTTTATTAGTTGTTTCATATCATCTATTGCGTCTGGTATTGTTTTCATAATTAGTACCGGGTGATGTAGTCTCCCAACACCACCCTATCCTATAAGCGCTATAAGAATTTAGTCTTGCCAAAATTTTCCGACAATGGATTCCCAAATTGACTTAATTTTTTCCTTAATTTTTTTAATCATTTTTCTTTTCCTCTATTTCGTAGAAGAACTTATCAGTATCTTCTGTTTTCCATTGACCAGTGTCTTCAACGTTCCACTCATTAGTTTGCACTTTCCAATCTGGAATATTATCTTTCACAGTGAAAGAAGGTAAGTCCCATATACATCTATTGTTTGGTTGTGCTGCATAGTTACCTTCGTCTAGGGCTATGATATGTGCGCACTTATGTTCGTGCGGAATCTCTGAATGATCAGTGTCTAATATATTACCATCTGGATGGCCCCAGTCAACGGTAAATAAGTATTGACCATGATGCCATTTTTTATCTTTACCAATGTATTTGCCTGAAGCGGCGCTTAAGATATTCCAAGAAGTAACAGCAGGAAAATAACTAAAAGAATTCCATAACTCCAGTTCGTCAAGTCTACGTTTAGGAACATCCTTTGGGTCAAAGCCTCTTTGAATAAACGCAGATATCGGTAGACGATAGTAGATAGCTCCATTTTCCATAATACAATGAAAAAGGATAGCACGCCCACCAAGACTCGATAAACCAAAGATAATACAGTCTTCAACTTCTCCATGATGTTTTTTAAGATCATATAAATATTCTCTTTTAATTTGTGCATATGTTGCCGGTATGTTTGCATTTAAGTAAGCCATTATTTAATTTCACCCCAGTTAGCTCCCTTCTCATAGTCTACCTTGTTAGGTACTTTTAATTCAACAGCTGATTCCATTATCTCAATAATATCCTCTGCCTGTTTTTGTGATTCAATAGATATATCTACTTCATCATGAATTTGTATGTGTGGTATTATACCATTTTTATATAAAGCCACCATTGATTTTTTTGTCATATCTGCCGCTGATCCTTGTATTAATTTATTTAAAGCTTTGTAAGTAAATGCACGTTTTAATGGTTCATCATATTCTTTTCTAGCTTGTTCTAATGGTAAAGGTTTAAAAACCCCAAATTGAACAGGCTGCCATAAATCAAAATGACAGGCACGACCTCCTAAAGTTCTAATCTTACCTCTATCATTTGCTTTACGAGATACATTATCCATAAGTTGTTTTACGAATGGTGCTTTAGAATGATATTGTCTAATTAGTTTCTCTGCTGATTCTTTCATCAATCCTAGTTCAGCCATTAATTTATTTTTACCCATACCATACATTAAACCTAAATTAATTGTCTTGGCTTGCTTACGTTCTATGCCTGCCATATCTGCTACAACCTGGTGGAAATCTGCATCTCCTGCGTTGTATGCATCAACAATCTCATCAACACCTTCTAAATTTTGTAACTTTGCATAGTGTACTAAAATTCTAGGTTCTTGTTGTGAATAGTCAAATGATCCCCATACATGTTTTTCTTCTGGAATAAATATAGATCTAATCATTGGACCAAGTTCAGGATGTCTTGCAGGAATTTGTTGTAGGTTTGGATTTGACATACTAAATCTACCTGTAACAGTTCCGCCTGCGTCTGATCTAATTTGATTTATGTCTGCGTGTATTCTACCATTAACTGCATGTTTAGTTATTGAATCTATAAATGTACTGTGGGCTTTGTTAAGTTCTCTTGCTTCAGCTATAGCTTTAGGTAATTCATGTGGGTGGTTTTGTAAAAAGTTTTTAGTAAAGCTTGGTTCATTACTTTTAGCTGTTCTATCGTAAGGTAATTTAAGTTTGTCAAAGGCTTTTGCTATAGATCTAGCTGCCATAATCTCTACGTCAACACCAGTTAAATCTTTTATTTTTTTAATTAATGCCTCTTCCCTTTTAATTAAATTTAGTTTAATATTTTGTGATTTTTCTAAATCAACTCTTACTCCTTTAAACCTCATATCAACTAAACAAGGAAATAAATCTGTTTCTAATGTAAATACGTCCATTAGTTCTTGATTATATAATTCTCTTTTTAAAGTCTGCCAAAGTTTAAGTGTAGATTCTGCATCACGTTCTGCATATTGACCTACAAACATTGCAGGCATTCTCCACATATCTGCTTTAGGATCTAATCCATATTCTTTTGCAGCTTCAACTAAAACTTTTTCGTCTTTACCTAAACCAACATAATATTTTGCTAATGAATTTAATTGATAACTCATTCTGTTTTCATCTATTAAGCTTGCTGCTATCATAGTGTCCACAATGGGTCCTTTTATGGTAAGCCCTGCTGACCTTAACCAGCACACATCATACATCGCATTATGAAAGATAAATGTAGTATTTTCTTGATTTAGTATGTCTTGAAGCCATCCTAATACCAATTTTTTGTCCATATTACCACCTTGCTCGTGATGTATCGGATAATACCCTGACCAGCCCTCTACGGCCACCGCAACGCCAGCAATGTGACCTCTATTTGTGACATTACCTGATCCTAACTGTTTTAGGTGTGGATCATTAGTCTCTAAATCTATTGCAATTTCTTTATGTCCTCTTAAATCTTTTAATTCATCGGGCATTACCCACTCTGTTTCTGGAGTAAACAAAGGCATTTGTGTATGTCTCATTCGTAATCCCTTTCGATTATCATATCAATATAGTGTTTAGCTTTAAGAAGGTCCTCTTTCCCACCCTTATTTTTCGCTCTCACTATATATTTTATAGCGTTGCCTTCCGCAAAAAGCAACTTGTTTTTGTTTATAAACTCTGCGGGCTGAATGACATAATCTCGATAGTGATTGCCGCCTACCTGCCTAGTTAAGGTGTTTTTTTTCATACTCTTTATATTCCTTTATTGTTTTTTCACTTGGATAATAAACATCGACCACACAATAACATTTAGGACAATGTAAATTAGTTACTGTATCATAAGTATCATCATCCTCTACATCATGATCAGCTCCCCATATTAGTTCTGTTTCGCAGTGCCAACACTTCATATTTTAACTCCTTTCAAATAATTTAATGCATTTTGTAGTCCTTCTATATTATCTCCAAAACTTCCAAATGCTGCATTACAATTTATACATAACCAACCTCTGTGAGTAAAAGTTTCATGACAATGATCTAAAACAAGTTTGTTTTTTATTTTCTTACAATTTTGACATTTGTTGTCTTCAGGATAAGCAATAGTAAGTTTTACTTTATATCTTCTATTATGTCTTTCAGTATTATAACAAAATTTACATTGAGTTCTTAATCTACGAATATCATAATTATTACATTGAGCTGTGTGAAAATTTTTTTGATTAAAATTTTTTTTACAAGTATTACAAATGTAAGTATCAGTTTCTTTACCAAGAACTTTTATTTTTCCTTTTTTACTATCTCTGAAAAAATATTCTAAAGGGCCATTTGTTGTTTCTAGTATCATATTATATAAGCCCTATCAAAGTTCTTTGGATCTAACACATGCAATTCACGCTTCGCTCTTGTCGCTCCAGTATAGAATAATCTATGTAATTCATCCGGATCATAACTCATCGTTTCTAACGCTGCATTGGTAAGGTCCTGCATAAGCAGAACGTTGTCGGCTTCTCCTCCTTTTGCTCCGTGTATTGTTGACATAATGATACGAGGATTTTTATTTATCATTTCACCATTCGCCCTCATATTACGAATGTAATTCTCTGTGACATTATCTAAACCTTCAAAGGCATCATACCAAACACTATCAGTTACTAGACCGTGTTCAGCTCTACAATCTCTCATTAAATATTTTGTATCAGAGTGTAATGTTTTACCTGTTCTAAAACCTGGCAATACATTAGAGCCAAGGTATTCATATATATTTTTTATTTCTATGTTACCTAGAGAAGCATCTTTACGCCAATGCTCCCAGTTATTTAATGCCATAAGAAGTTTTAATGGCACAGAGTTAACACCTCTATGTTGATAATACCAACCTTGTAATTCACATAAATCTTTTACATCATCTAAAAAATGATTTGCAGAAGATAACACTAACCAATTACCTTTAGACATATCTACTTGTGTAATATCAGAGTATCGTTTCAGTTTACCTTGTTCAGTTCTAGGCTTATAATCTTTATCAAATCTATTCTGTACTTTGTTTATAATCTTTTGTGATAGTTCGTGTATTGGTCCGCCTGGTATTCTATAAGATTGATCTAATACTTTAATGTCATTAACTTCTTCTTTGAGAGCTATAAAATGATCTACATCAGCTCCAGCCCATTTAAATATAGCTTGGTCATCATCGCCTGCAATATAAGTTTTCTCTGCGTTGGCCCATAATGATCTAACCATATCCCATTGTATCAAAGATAAATCTTGTGCTTCATCTATAAACAATGCTTTAAAATTTTGTTTGGTTTCTTGTGCAATAAAGTCTTCTAATAAATCTGTAAAATCTTTTAGACCTTTTTCTTTTTTGTATCTTTTTAATTCTTCTGATAGTAAATAAAGTGTATCTCTTTCTATATCTAATATGTTTTGTCTAGAATCATAATACTCTAATAGATCCATACGTTTAACTCTAGCTGTGTTCATAATAGTTAAGTATTCATTATCAGAATTAAATGTACCATCATCCGTAGAATACTTTGCTGTCTTAATAGGTATACCTACTAATTTACCAAACTCTCTGTAATTATCTCCTGTCATCATCTTTTCTTTTGTCATAGCTAAACGGCTAAACGCATAAGAATGTAGAGTTCTAAAGTTCTCTAAATCTTTTTCTGCATCCAAACCAAACTTTTCAGCGGCTCTTGTTGCAGCTTCTCTTGCAGCTTTTCTAGTAAAAGAAAAGTATCCTATCTGTTTTGGCCTAATCCCCTGTTGAATGAACTGATCGACTAAATTCAATAACGTTGTCGTCTTGCCCGTCCCCGGTGGACCTAGTATTATAGTTTTCATATTTTAATAATCTTTTTCTTAATATATCTATTTTCATTTCTAATAACTCACACCTACTTTTTTCTAATCGGTATCGTAGATTCCAATTAATACCTATGTCTTTTACTTTACTCATTAAAATGCCTCCTGATGATATTCAACTTTAGAAACAGCAGCTTCAGTTTGTTTCATTGTTTTTATTTTTATTAATCTTGGTTGTTGTTTTTTTATTCTTACTCTTTCTTCTGATACAAAAGTATCATCTAATCTTTTTATTAAATTACCTGTTTTAATTTTATCTACTTCCCAATTATTCTTTTTA